GAGTATGATTATGTTTTTTATGTTTCTCCTATAGGAGTTAAAATTGAAGATAACGGTGTTAGAGAAACCGATACTGATTATCGTGATAGAATTGATAGTACTATTAAACATGTTATTAAAGATAATTTATCTAACATAAAAAACTTTGGCATTATTTCAGGTACTAATGAGCAAAGAATTGAACAGATTAAAGGTTACTTAGGGTTTTAATATTTATACCCAAACTATACCAATGAAACGCTCAGAATTAAAAAAAGAAATTGAAAAAGCTATTGTTGAAATACTAAATGAGGAAACAATAGATGTAGCTGGTGATCCTAGTAAATTAACTCCACAACAAAAACAATCTGCTATCAATACGGCTCGCACAAAAACAAAAAACCCTAAACTTGGTACCTCCGAAAACCCAGTTGATTTTGTATAAAATTTCTAATTAGTTATGTCTCAAGACTTAAAACAAATAATAAGGGATGAATACTTAAAGTGCGCTCAAGACCCAGCTCACTTTATGAAAAAATACTGTCATATACAGCATCCTACTCGTGGTAGGATATTATTTAATTTATATCCATTCCAAGAAAAAGTATTACGTTTATGGAGGGATAATCCATATAATATAGTACTTAAATCTCGTCAATTAGGTATCTCAACTTTAACTGCTGGTTACTCATTATGGTTAATGTTGTTTCAAAAAGATAAAAATGTTCTTTGTATAGCTACTAAACAAGAAACAGCTAAAAACATGGTAACAAAAGTTAAATTCATGTTTGAGAATTTACCTTCTTGGTTAAAAGTACATGCTGAAGAAAATAATAAATTAACACTACGATTAAGTAATGGCTCTCAAATTAAAGCAGTTTCAGCAGCAGGTGATGCGGGTCGATCAGAAGCAGTATCACTTTTATTAATTGATGAAGCAGCATTTATTGAAGGAATTGGTGAGATATGGGCATCTGCTCAACAAACCTTAGCAACTGGTGGTGGAGCAATTGTATTATCTACTCCATATGGTACTGGTAATTGGTTTCATCAAACATGGGTTAGAGCAGAAGCACAACAAAATGATTTTCTACCTATTAAACTTCCATGGTATGTTCACCCTGAACGTGATGAATATTGGAGAAAAAAACAAGATGAACTATTAGGAGATCCACGATTAGCAGCACAAGAATGCGATTGTGATTTTAACACTTCAGGTGATACTGTATTTTATAGTGAACAACTAGACTTTATTTTCGCAACCTCTGTTAAAGATCCTTTAGAAAAACGTGGTATAGATCATAATTTATGGATATGGGAGCTACCAGATTACACACGTAATTATATGGTAGTTGCTGATGTAGCTCGTGGAGATGGTAAAGATTTTTCAACATTTCATGTGATAGATACTGAGTTAAATACACAAGTAGCTGAGTATAAAAGTCAAATATCACCAAAAGAATTTGGTTATTTATTAGTAAGTATCGCGACAGAATATAATGATGCGTTACTAGTTGTTGAAAATGCTAACATAGGATGGTCAGCTCTTGACTCAATTATTGAAAGAGGATACAGAAATTTATACTATTCTCCAAAAAGTGAAGCATTAAACGCGGAAACTTATTTAGAAAGAACAGATGACCCATCAAGAATGACACCAGGTTTTACAATGTCTATGAGAACTCGTCCGTTAGTTATAAATAAATTTAGAGAATATGTTGGAGATAAAAGTGTTAATATACAATCTAAACGTCTTCTTGAAGAAATGAAAGTATTTATATGGAGAAATGGACGTCCTGAAGCACAATCTGGTTATAATGATGATTTAGTTATGAGTTTTGCTATCGGAATGTATATTCGTGACACAGCTTTAAAATATAAAACGCAAGGTTTAGATTTAACTCGTGCTACTTTAAGTAACATGGCTACTGTTCGTCCAAACCCACAAGGTAATTACACTAGAAATGGTGTTCCTAATCCATATAGTATGAATATTGGTGGGCAAGATGAAAATATAAGCTGGTTACTATAATATTTATTATATATAATTTAATTTAAATGGCTGATACAAGTGTTTTTTCAAGATTAAGGAAATTATTCTCAACAGATGTAATAATTCGTAATGCTGGTGGTAATCAGCTTAAAGTAATGGATGTTAATAGCATCCAAGCAACAGGTGAATTCCAAACTAATGCTTTAGTAGACAGATTTAATCGTATCTACTCTAGTAATAGTACATCACTTTTTGGAGCTCAATTAAACCTCAACTGGAGATACTTACGCACCCAAGTATACTCAGATTATGATGCAATGGATACAGATGCTATTGTAGCTTCTGCTCTTGATATCATAGCTGATGAATGTACTCTTAAAAATGATATGGGTGAGGTACTTCAAATTAAAAGTTCAAATGAAGATACACAAAAAATTCTTTATAATTTATTTTATGATGTATTAAATGTTGAATTTAATCTTTGGTCTTGGATTCGCCAAATGTGTAAGTATGGTGACTTCTTTTTAAAATTAGAAATCGCGGAAAAATTTGGAGTTTATAACGTCATCCCATATACTGCTTATCATATTATGAGGGAAGAACACTATGACCCTAAAAACCCAGCTGAGGTAAGATACAGATTTAGCCCAGATGGTTTTTCCGGTGGTGCTACAGGTTTTTATGGTGTGACAGGACAAGGCACTTACAGCACTAATAAAAATGATACCTCAATTTATTTTGATAATTACGAGATGGCTCACTTCAGATTAATTACTGATGTGAATTACCTTCCATATGGTCGTTCTTATTTAGAGCCTGCTCGTAAATTATTTAAACAATACATCTTGATGGAAGATGCAATGTTAATCCATCGTATTGTTCGTGCTCCTGAAAAAAGAGTATTTTATGTTAATGTAGGTTCTATTCCTCCAAATGAAGTAGAAAATTTTATGCAAAAAACTATTTCACAAATGAAGAGGACTCCATTTATGGATCCACAAACAGGTGAGTATAATTTAAAATATAACCTACAAAATTCATTAGAAGATTTCTTTATCCCCATTCGTGGTAATGATACTACTACTAAAATTGACACTACTAAAGGTTTAGATTATACAGCTATTGAAGATGTAACTTATTTAAGAGATAAGCTATTTGCAGCTTTAAAAGTACCTAAAGCTTTTATGGGTTATGAAAAAGATTTAACAGGTAAGGCAACATTAGCAGCTGAAGATATTCGTTTTGCTCGCACAATTGATCGCATCCAAAGAATTATACTCTCAGAATTATATAAAATTGCTTTAGTGCATTTATATACTCAAGGTTATAAAAATGATCAATTAACTAATTTTGAATTATCATTAACTACTCCTTCTATAATTTATGATCAAGAAAGAATAGCATTAATGAAAGAAAAAGTATCTTTAGCTAAAGATATCATTGATGGTAAATTACTACCTACAGATTGGATTTATGATAATGTATTCCATCTTAGCCAAGATCAATATGATGAGTATAGAGATTTAATAGCTGAAGACCAAAAACGTATCTTTAGATTTAAACAAATTGAAAATGAAGGTAATGATCCACTTGAATCTGGTAAGTCATATGGTACACCTCATGATTTAGCAGCTTTATATGGTTCTGGAAGAAATGGAATTGGTGTTCCTGATGGTTATGATAAAGATGAACCTCTAGGTAGACCTAAAGAAAAAGCATCTATTGCTGGTACACAACAAAGTACTTTAGGTAAAGATAGATTAGGTAATATTGGTATGAAAAAAGGAGATGCAACAGGTGAAGATGTATCCTTAAGAAATAATTTTAAAGGTGGATCACCTTTAGCTTTAGAAACTCAACTTAAAAATAAAACCTTATTAGAGTCTTTAAGTAAAAAATTATCAATTAAAAAAGAAGAATCTTCATTATTAGATGAGTCTCAAATACGAGAATAATATCTCTATATATATTTATAATTAAAATATTTACCCTAGAATGATTATAAAACATTCAAAGTATAAAAATACTAGTATCCTTTTTGAACTATTAGTAAGACAAATTACAGCTGACACACTATCAGGTGTTGAATCACCAGCAACTAATATTTTAAAAAAATATTTTGGTAAAACAGAATTAGGAAAAGAGTATAAGTTATATGAAAGTTTTTTTAGACATACTAATACTAGTGAGGCTAAAGCTGATATGGTTATTAGTACACTCATAGAAAGTTCTAAACAATTAAATCGTTCTATTTTAAGAAGACAAAAGTATAATTTAATTAAAGAAATTAAAAATCACTATAATTTAGAAGAATTCTTTAAAACTAAATTACCAAACTATAAAGCACAAGCAGCTTTATTTACACTTCTAGAAGTATACAACAGCGAAAACCTATCTAACCCTAACCAGATTATAGAAAACAAAACAGTTTTACTAGAATATCTTGTTAAATTTCCTATTAATAAAAAAGAAGTTAAAGAAAATATCTTAGAAGAATTTAGAAATCAAGATAAAGATATTCGAGTATTAGCATATAGGGTATTACTAGAAAAATTTAATGATAAGTATGCTGACTTAAACCCACGTCAAAAATCAGTATTAAAAGAATTTATTAATAGTGTTGATAACACACCTAAATTAAGAGAGTTCTATAATACTAAAATAAATGAAATCAGAAATACTTTATTGACTTTAAATAAAAAAGTGACTAATAAAGCTATCCAAATAAAAGTAAATGAGGTTGTAAATATTTTACCAAGTTTAGGTAAAACAGATAAAGTTAATGATGATCATTTAATTAACCTTCTTCAACATTATCAATTAGTTGAAGAGTTAGAAGCAGTAAATGAGTAAAAAAGAGAAAATAAAAGAACTTATTCAAACTAAATTAAAAGAAATAAGCGCTACAGGTACTGGTGCTTCTTTTACTGCAGGTTCTGGTAAAAATTATGCTACACCTTATGCTTTTAATCCAAATAAAAAAGCTAAAGGTGCTAAAAATATCTATTATTATAAACTTGGTTTTAAGCCTGTAAATCAAAAAGTTTTAAATAAAGCTGCTAAAGGTATTGAAGTAAAACAGTTATGGGAAGAAGAAGAACCTAAATTTGACATTGAAGGTTTTGTCAATAATTTAGGAGTTGATGATGAAACAAAACAATATATCGCGGGACGATTAGGAGATTTTGATCTAATAGCGGATAAGTTAAAAAACCTTATTAAACTAATTCAAGAAGCTAAAAAAGAAACTATCAATAGCTACAGAGAAACACCAGAAAAAAAATCAGTATATGGTACTGATTTAGTTATTTCAATACTTGATAGAGCAATAAAATTATTTACATAACATGAGAAATACATTACAAGAACAATATAATCTTATTAAAGAAGGTAAAGGCAATAAACAGCATTTTTTTAAATCTGCTCGTCACTTATTTCCTGACCTTATCACCCCAGTTAATACTTATGAAGATACAGTGCGTATTCTTAAAAATAGAAGTATTATTGCTGAAGGCATTGGTGGTGTAGTTACTACAGGTAAAAAGCAAGATTGGCACGCTATCTTTAATGAGAACATGATTAATCTTAAAAAAGAAAATTTAGGCCATAATGAAATTAATAGTATTAGACCTGAAGGTAGATTTTGGATTGTTACTTATCGTACAAAAGATGGAATTAAAGAAAAATCATTTGAGTCTGAAAAAGAAGCAAAACAATTTTTAATGTATCAAGATACTGATCCAAATTTAAATGATGCAATCTTTGAAGCTAAAGAAGCTAAAGCTGAAGAAAAAGAAACCACTAAAGAAGTAACTGATATGGCTACTCGTGGTTATGATTATAAGGATACTAAGAATTATGATAATGTATTTGGTGAAGAATTCTTAAAAGGATATTACACTGAAATGAAAGATCCTAAAAATGAAGGTAAACATGTTGAAGAATTAAGACAAATTGTAGCTAAGAATTTAGCTAAAGATGTTAACCATTATGTTAAAAATGGTCAATTTGGTACTAAAGGTGTAGGATACACTGTAGATGCTCCTGGTTTAGGCGAACCAAAACCTGCTAAAGGCAAACATAAATCATCAGGTTACGGTGATTTAAAAGAATCAGTATTACGTTCTCAAATTTATTTGTTAGCTAAAGAAATATTAGCTGAAGATACTAATAAAACTGAAGAAGAGAAAAAACTTAATGCTTTAAAAGAAAAAGCTTTAAAACAAGCTGGGGCTGCTATCTCAAGTATCGGAACAAATACCCATAAAGTAACTTTTGAACACAATGGTAAAACTGTAGCTATAGCTTTTAGAGATTCAGAAAAAAAAGCAGAAGAAACAGCTGAAAAATTAAAAAAGACAGATTTATTAAAAAATGTAAAAGTTGCTCCTAATAAATAATAGTGTAACTATGAAACAAATTCTTATTGAGACTCAAACCTTTACAGCTAAACCTGTTAAACTAATTGAAGGAAAATCTTCAACAGGTAATCCTTTAGTTGAAGGAATATTAGCCACAGCCGAAGTAAAAAACGGTAATGGCCGTTATTACTCAAAAGAGTTATGGGATAGAGAAATTGATAAGTATATGGATAATGTTAAGTATAATAGAGCACTAGGTGAATTAGATCACCCTGATTCTTCTATCATTAATTTAAAAAATGTATCTCATAATATTAAAAAAATATGGTGGGATGGAGACCATGTGATGGGTGCTATAGAAATACTACCCACACCATCAGGTAACATCTTAGCTGCTTTATTTCAAAATGGTATACCTGTAGGTGTATCATCTCGAGGAATGGGTTCATTAAAACAAAAAGGTGAATTAATGGAAGTACAAGACGACTTCGAATTACTATGTTGGGACTTTGTCTCAACACCTTCCAACCCAGGCTCATACATGAAAGAAGTAGCATTAAATGAAAGTAAAACTGTTAACAACAACCAATATTATAAAGTAAATTCTATTATTACAGACATACTTTGTGCTAATGGAACTTGCCCAATATTCTAAAATAAATTATTATGTTTACACAATCTACTAAAGAATTAGCTGATTTTAAAGCTAAAGTATCTAAATGTAAATCTGCTCTTAATGCTGAAGTTAAATATCTAAAAGAAACCCTCACTAAACTAGGAGCCAAATATAACTTTGGTCCCTTAGAAAACGAAATTAATAAAACAATTACAGCAATTTCTACTTCAGTTGAAAACCAAATAAACGAAAATGCAAAACAGATAAGTAAAAAAACAGCAGATGATTTAAAGAAAAAATAACTCCTCTTAAAATAGTATTTTAAGACTGATGCCTCACAAAAGTGGGGCATTTCTTTTTTAATAAAATGTGTTTTTAGTAGATCCATATATATGTATATGCAAATATGCTACCCTTTCCCCTATGTAGCATTAATTAGTTAATAATCTATTACGTTTCCTATTAAACGTATTTCCAAAACAAATTTATTTG